CAGATTCAACTCATACTCTCTCCACAGCGGTTATCAGAGATAGAGAGTGTTGATGAGGAGCACCCATGGTTTGTGCACGCGTTTGATTTGATTAAGGCGCGTGCAAAGTATGAACTTTACAAGAATATTCTTAAAGAGCCCGATTGTGCAACAGCAGCTTACAATGACTTTAACGAGCAGTTGCATGAGTTGCGTGCAGAGACCTCCAAACGTCATAACGTCACCCGCATAATTCCAACGGATTTCTAACATGGTTTACTTTCCCGTCGCTGATTACAGACCGGATATTTCGGTTGTCAACGGCAGCTTTACAGATACGCTTGTGAATGTTTTAGCGGCAGATGGCGGCTATATTCCTATGCCTAGTGCCATGGTTGTTTCTAAGGTTCCTTTAGAAGAAAAGCCCTTGGGTTGTATAGCCTTTAGAAGTGGCAATGGTGTTAAGATTATCGTGGGAGGCAAGCAAAAGCTTTATAGTTATGACATTCAAACGGGTGGTTGGAAAGATATCAGCCAAAGTGGTGTGACCTATCAAGCAAATGAAGAGAACAAATGGTCATTTGCTTTGTTTGGTGAAACCATTATTGCGGTGAATAGAAATGACAAACCGCAAGTTTTTAATGTTCGTAGTTCAGAGCGGTTTACAGATTTAGAAGGCAATCCGCCGAAAGCAGGATTGGTCAAGGTTTGGGGGGATTTTGTTTGTTTGATGCAATTAACTGATCACCCCAATCGCATCCATTGGTCTGGTTTGAATGATGCAACCCATTGGACAGTTGGTGATAAAGATTGTGCTTATCATAATTTTCAAGATGGAGAATATGTGCAAGGCGCGACAGAATCGAGCAATCCACTCGTTTTTATGCGTTCTGCTATTTATGCTGGTTGTTTTACGCTAGGCTCTAAGGTGCCATTTATTTTTCAAAAGATTCAGGACAAGCGAGGAGCGCGCAGTGCAGCCTCTATAGCGTGTCGTGGGAGTGATGCTTTTTTTGCGAGTGATGGTGGCTTTTATCAGATAAGTGCGGATGGTCAACTTTTGCCAATAGGCTTTGAGAAAGTTGATAGAACGGTTTTTAAAACATTTGATAAGTTTTCTCTTGATGAGATGCAAGGGGTTATAGACCCCGTTGAAAACCGAATTTATTGGTCTTTAAAGAGAGGAAACAATGAGCAAACCACCTTTGTTTATGATTGGGGTTTGCAAAAGTGGTCGACGATACGAGGAAAACCTTTCACATTCTTTCCAGTTTTTACGACAGGCTATACTTTAGAGCAGTTGGATGAGATTTCGATCAATCTTGAATCCTTGCCGGCTTCTTTAGACAGCCCCCGTTGGCAAAGTGGTGCGCCTATCCTTGGTGGTTTTAATGATCAAAATCATCTTGTTATGTTTACAGGAGCTCCAATGGAGGCAACGGTTGTTTCACAAGAGATGGGGGCACCGGATGGAAGTTTTAGCTTTATCACGAAGATGTTTGCAGAAGTTGATACGACGCAAGGTCTTTTAAGCATTGGGGAAAGAAGATTGCGTAATCATGATACGCCGATCACATGGCACAAGGAGAGGGTGTGTTCTTACGTCACGGGTGCTTATCATGGTCGCTCACGCAATCGTTATCACCGTTTTAAATTGCGTATTCCAGAACATGAACCTTGGACAATGATTACCGGTTTTAATGTAGATTTACGTGCTTTAGGCAGAGGATAATGGCAAAAGTCTATTTGACCAGTTCTTGGGATTTTGAGCGCATAGCCCCGTACTTTGAAGAGATCATTGCGTCATTGAGTGCGTATGTAGAGCGTTTCAAACATGAAGTTACGTTGCAAGAACTGATTGAAGCCATTTGTACGGGCAAGAAACAGTTGTGGCTTGTTTTGGATGATGACGAGCGCTTTTTAGCAGCAGTTACGACCCAGATACAACAGACAGTTTTAGGAAAGAAGCGCGCCTTGATTTGTGAATGCAGTGGCAAGGGCGTTCTTGATCAAGTTGATAATTTAAAAGTTGCAGAGGATTGGGCGCGTGAGAATGGCGCCTTTGAGATAGAGATTTTAGGGCGCTTAGGTTGGAAGCGCGCCTTAGATAAGCAAGGTTATGGCATAACGATGCTTTATTATAGGAAGGAATTGTGACATGGGGAGCGAAACACCAACAACAACAGAACAGAAGCAGGTGCAGACGAGCGCCCCGCCTGCTTGGATGCAGAAGGTCTTTAAGCGTGGAGGTGCAGATGCCTATCAAATGTATAACACAGGGGTTGGTGGCAATGTTTATGAGGGACCTCGTGTTGCGCCGTTAAGTGATCAGACGCACTATGCCATTGGTGGACTTGGGAGTATTCCTAGCCATTATCAAAACCGTTCTTTGATGAATACGATCTACAATCCAACGTCAGCGGCCATGAATCTTAGACATATGGCTTCTGGTGGTATGATGGGGGGAAATTCGTATTTTAAACAAGCCCTTCAAGAAGGGCTCGATAATGTAGAAAATAGAATTAACCGGTATTTCTCAGGGATTGGTCGTTATGGCACGCCCGATCATAAGGATGAATTACGGAAAGGAAGTGGTTCTGTATACGCGCGTGCTCTTGCAGATCAGTATAATCAGGATGTGCAACATATGGCGCAAGCCAATGCAATGATTGATCAAGCCAATCAAAGTCAGTTGGGCGCTTCGAATAACTTCTTACAAGGTTATGGTAATGCTTATTCTAATGCCATACAGGGAGGAGGAGTGCTTGATAATTACAATCAGAGAGTTGTTGATGCCGATCACGAACGTTGGCTGGAGCAAGACAATAGCGGTTGGAATAGATTGAACATGCTTATGAACGCCGGTCATGGTTTTGCAAGAAATTACGGTACGACGACAAACAATCTGACAGGTACAATGATGCAAGGCAACAATCCTTGGCAGAATTTTGCGACGGCAATTTATGGAGCAAAGAAGGTAGCAGAAAAGTTTGCAGGAAAATAACAGTTTTAAAGGGGTAATATAATGGTTTTTATGAATTTTAACCCGAGCGATAAACGTTTCGCACTTAAACGTCCCAAAACGATAACAGAACGATTGCAGGAGGCAATACAACAAAATCAGAGACCGGAATATCAACTCCCCGTTTTTCCTAGTATGATTTCTACGAATAGTCCTTATAACATAGGCTCTTTTTCTCCTACTCCAATAGGCTCTATTTCTCCTATTGAAGAGAATCAATCCACTCCTATTCCAAGAGAAGAAATTCCACCTAGTATGGGAAATCATGTATCTGTTCCAACAGCACCAGTTACATCACAAGAACAGCTTCCTGAACCAGAACCTAGTTTTTGGGATAAACTTTCTCGTTTTTCACAATCTGATGTTAGTAAAAATATTGATGACTTTCTTTTAGGAGCAATGACAGCGAGTCCAGATTCGTCTGGATGGCAACTTTTTGCCAAGGGTCTGAAAAACTTGCATGAAGGCGATAAACAAAGAGGTCAGATTAATCAAACCGTCGAGTATCTGAAATCTAAAGGCTACAGTGAAGAAGAAGCTGCTGTCATGGCACGTAACCCTCAAATGCTTAGTGCACTGCTAACAGGTGGTGATAAACCTAAACTTTCTGCTGATTACCAATTGATTACCAATCCTGAAACTGGAGAGTATGAAGCAAAGATTATCAAGGGTAGTAAGACATATGAGGAAGCTGAGCGTGCAAAAAAACTTCATGAGAAGAATATAGTACGCGACACTGTTTTATTTAATGATATTGGATATCTTGATGAGTACATGAAGAAACATGGTACTTATTCAACTGGTCTCATTGCTTGGCTTAAAAGCTGGATGCCCGGAACGGAAGCACGCGGTGCAGATAGAGTTGTGCAAGCGCTTAGAAGCCATATAGCAAGTAATCGTATAGACGAACTGAAAAGCTTATCAAGGACAGGAGGGTTAGGACTTGGAAATGTCAGTGACAAAGATCTTGACATGCTAAAGGATTCTTTAGGTGCACTAAGTATTGATATGAATGTAGAATTATTTGCGCGGAGTCTGTCTCAAATAAAAGATGTTCTTGAAAAATTATCCCCTGAAGCAAAAACCTTTTTATTAGGTAAAAATAATGAGGTTCAGACAATATCACAAGGAGGCAGTGCAAATATACCTAAGATGAGTATGCAGGAAGGTATCAACAGAGATGATATCACCGTATTTATTGATGTTGCTACCGGTAAGCGTATTGAAAAGGAAGAGTATTGATGAATACTTCCACTAGCATTCCTGAGCATGTAACATCTAAAAGTGGAAAGCGCTATCGTTTGCGCGTTATCGATGACAATTCTAGAGGTGACATTCCTGAATATGCAACATCTAAAAGTGGAAAACGTTATCGTTTGCGTGTTCTCGACGATTCCTCTGATTTTACAGAAACAACATCACCAGAGCCTCCCGAAATCAAGCAAGGAGAAGCATTTTGGAATTCTTTAAAACACGGTCTTAGTTTTAATTTAGATGATGAATTTTCGGCAATTATTGCGGCAGGACGTGATCACGAAGATGATAATCCGCTATGGGCTTTTGGGAAGGGGCTATACAACTATTGGTCTGGAGATAAGAAATCCGTAGAGAAGTATGAAAAAGAAGCCAATAAACTGCGTGATTATTACCGTAGGATGAGTGATGAGCATTATTGGACGTCTTTTTTGGGAAATGCTTTAGGGTCGGCAATTCCTTCCCTTGCGACTTTAGGGGGAGGAGCGTTAGCCGCAGGAGCCCGCTTTGCAGCCCCTAGAGTTAGCAATAGTCTTGCAGGATCAAAATTAGGTCAATTGCTCTCAAAGGCAGGTCAGTCACGTCCAAGCCAATTTGCAAGCCCGTTTTTAGGTATCACGAAAAACACAACACTTCCTCATTTACTTAAAGTAGGTGCAGCATCTGGTGCATTACACGGAGCAGGAGAAGGTGAAGGATTGGGAAATACATTTACAAGTACAATAGCTGGAGCAGGTTTAGGAGCAGGAGGGACATTGGCAGGAAGTGCTTTAGGTCATTTAGCTGGTTCTACGGTTGGTGGAATAGGGAGACTTTTTTCTCCTTCTCATAAGGAAGGAGTTGAAAAAGCAACATTAAGAGCAATCAGTAAACATTTAGGCAATGAGTCCTCTGAAGCTCTTGGAAAATCTTTGGGCAGTAAAGCCGTTGATACCGATTATGTTGCTGATCATAGTCCTTTTTTACAAGATCTTGTTTTTGATATAGCGCAAAAAAATCAAGGGGCTTATCTTGATTTGACCGAAAGGGCTCAACAGAGAGCTCTTGGAGGAGGGGAACGTATTCACCAAGCCGCTGATGAACACTTTGTTCCTCGTCAAAATATTACAGGTTTAAAAGATGATCTTATTGCGAGTAGAGAGGCAGCTACAGAATCTCTCTATGATATAGCCAAGAAGACGCCGATCGGAGAAAAATATTATGGCGCGCTTAATGAATTGATGAAGCGTCCCTATTTCAAACAAGCTTATGATGCGGGATTAGAGAAGTTTATCAGTGATGGCAATAAAGTCAGTCCATTTTTTTCTCAAAAGTTTAATCTTCTTCAAGAAAAACCCAACATGGGTGTTCTTCATGAAACGAAGTATAGACTTGGTCATATGATAGATACTGCGAGAAACATAGGAGATAACAGCAAAGTACGCAGTTTAGTTGGTATCCAGAAAAAATTGTTAGAGATTATGGATGATATATCTTCTGAATATAAGAAGGCGCGTGGATTATTTCATCAATACAGTTCACGTGTAGATGCCATGGATGAAGGTTCAAAAATCCTTAGTAAGTCGATTAATAAGGATGAATTCAGTAAAATTTTTGATGAATTACCAGAAGCACAACAAGAATACTTTAAAAAGGGCTCAAGGGGAGAACTTTTAGAGGGTATGGGGCAAACAGGAGATAAAGTCTCCAAGGCAAAGGAGATTTTTGATACGGATGATCTGTATGATAGGTTTGCAAAGATTTATGGCGCCGATAAAGCTTCTGCTGTTAAGAGTGTTGTTGGTAGAGAAGCCAATTATGCTGATTTTTACAACAGAATACCAAATAGTATAGCAAATAAAGATATCTCTTTTAGGCATAATGTAAATGTCCCAACGAGTACACGTGATGCAGCCTTTCAAACAGGAAAAGCAGCGTTGAAAGCTTCTTGGATTCCTTTCAGGGAAGCGGCATTTAGAGAGCGTCAACGAATTGAAAAGGATGTTGTCAAGCTGTTAACGGGTGGTTCAGAAATTCGAAATGAGAAAATTGTAGAGCTTATTCAAAGCATGGTTAAAGCGCAAGAGAAGGGATATGCTACGAAAGAATGGGTGAAAAAACTATCTGCTGCTTTGGCTAGGTCAAGTGGAAACGAAGTTGTGAGAATGTTTAACCGATGACCCGTTATAGTCCTTCAGTTGATCAAGCGATCCGTCAAGCAGCGGTGCGATATGGCTTGCCGGAAAGCTATTTATACCGTGTTGCGCAAGTTGAAAGTGGCGGCAATCCCAATGCAAGGAATCCACGCTCTTCTGCGGGTGGTCTGTATCAGTTTATAGACAGCACAGCCAAACAATACGGTTTGCAAGACCGTTTTGACCCCATGCAGGCAGCCGATGCCATGGGGCGGTTTACCCTTGATAATCGCAACCATTTAAGCCGTCTGTTGGGAAGGGCGCCTACAGATGCGGAATTGTATTTAGCCCATCAACAAGGGGCAGGAGGAGCCGCGCGTCTTTTGCAAAATCCCCATGCCAATGCGGCGCAACTGGTTGGGAGTAATGCGGTTGGTTTGAATGCAGGCAATAACGCAATGCGCGCAAGTGATTTTGTTAATCGTGTATTTCAAATGTATGGGGGGCAGCCTTATAGAGCAAGTCCTATCGCACGGGGTGGTATGGGCGATAGAGAGAACTTGCTGGAGGTTTTACGAGCATTATTAGCGTCACAGGAAGAGCCTCCAGAAGAAGAAGAGCGTGAAGAAGATAATCCTTTGATGACGCAATTCATGCGGGCTTTTTACGGAATTTAGGATAAAACCCATGTCAATGATTTATGATTGGTCGCTAAGAGCGGCGGATAACACGCGCGCAGATGATTTGATTGATTGGTCCGAAGGACAGCACCCTAACACAGTGAATAAGAGCGCGCGTGTGATGATGCAGCGTATCAAGGAATACTTGTTAGATGTGGGTGGAACGCTTGAAGGGATTGTGACGAATGATCATGTCCAACGAATAAGTACAATACGTCTTCAAAGCCAAACGGCATTTTTGGAGTACAAGAATGGTATCGTTTTACGCTTTATGGCGACAGGCAAAAATATTGGGGCGACGACAGTTTTTCTGAATGCTTTAGAGGGCAAGCCGGTTTATAAAGCAACGGAATTAGGGCTTGGTGCCTTATCGGGAGGCGAAATCCAGCAGGGATGCATTTATACATTAGTCTATAATGGAGATGGTTGGCATCTTGTTAATCCACCCTTTATCCCTTTAGAAGAAGAACTCAGTCTTTATCCTACTGGTTTTATCGGAACGTTTGGCATGCGTGATTTTCCAACAGGTTGGTTACTCTGTGATGGAAAGGCTTATTCGCGGACTGATTATAGTGATTTGTTTTCTGCGATAGGGACGGTATGGGGAGAGGGGGATGGTGTTACGACATTCAATGTTCCCGATTTTAGGGGGATGTTTTTACGAGGTTTTGATGGCGGTCGTCATATTGATGAAGGGCGTTCTTTTGCGAGTGTTCAAACAGATTTAATCGAATCGCATCAGCATCAAGGACAGAGACTTTCGATGTCGCATTTTACCAGCAATGAAGACTTTTGGGATGGGAATACGACGGATGTGTTGGGGTATCGTATGGGGTTGTTTGGGGGAAGTTCTCTAGCAAACTTTATGGGAATAGAGCGTGATAATTTAGGGGGCTATATTGTAAGCCCCTATACTCTTGATGAAGATCAAGAGGTTGTTTTGGAGAGCACTGGTGAAGGCGAGACGCGCCCCGTTAATGTGAGTGTTCTGTTTGCGATTAAGACATGAGGTTTTACGATGTCGACGATTTATGATTGGTCTTTGAAAGCCTCTGAGAATGCCTATTGTGATGATTTGATTGATTGGTCGAAAGGGCAACGTCCTAGTAGCGTGAATAACAGTGCGCGTGTGATGATGCAGCGCGTGAAGGAGTATTTATCCGATACGAGTGGTATGATTGAAAATACCTTTACGGTTGACGCGGAACAACAGACGACATTGATACGCCTTCAAAGCCAATCACATTTTTTGAGATATCAGAATGGGATATCGGTTTGTTTTAAAACAAAGGGTAAGAATGTTGGAGCGACCTCAATTGCTTTAAATGATTTACCCGTCAAGCCTATTTATAAGGCGACGGAATTAGGAATCAGTGCTTTGACAGGCGGTGAGTTTCAAAAGGGGTGCATTTATTGCTTGGTCTATAGGGATGAAGCTTGGCATGTTTTAAATCCTACCCCCTTGCCTTTATTACAAGATCCGAAGATTTCGGTTTATCCTACCGGTACGATAGGGATTTTTGGGATGCAAGTTTTGCCAACGGGGTGGTTACGCTGTGATGGGGCGGCTTATTTGCGCAGTGATTATCCTGCTCTTTATGAAGCGATAAGAACAAGGTGGGGTGGCAGTGATAGTTGGACGAAGTTTAATGTTCCCGATTTGCGAGGCGTGTTTTTGCGTGGTGTTGATGATGATCGTGAGATAGACCGTTTTCGTTATCTTGGCACATTACAGCATGACGCTATGAGAAAGCATGATCATAGTGGTCAATCCTTTACGATTTTGAATGATGCCAATGAGGAAGAGGGTTGGTATGGAGATATGACAATTATCTGGGGGTATGTTCTGAATGAACAGCAAAGGGCAAAGCTAGCTGAACGTCTGGGTGTAAGGGCAGAGGATATCCGCGTTCACCATAAGTTAGCCTTTCCCCATTCTCATCTTCACATGCATGATGTTGCTTTGGCAAGTTCAGGAGCCAGTGAGACACGCCCGATTAATATGAGTGTTGTGTTTGGGATTAAGACGTGAGGTCAAGATGTCAACGATATATGATTGGTCTTTGAAAGCCTCTGAGAATGGTGGAGCAGATAGCTTGATTAATTGGTCAGAAGGACAGCACCCTAACACGGTTAATAATAGCGCGCGTGTGATGATGCAAAGGGTCAGCGAGTATTTATCGGATACGGGGGGAGTGAGTGAAGGGATTGTTACGGTTGATAATAACCAAAAGACCAGTGCGATACGTCTTTTAAGCCAATCTCAGTTTTTAGAGTATCAGAATGGGCTATCGGTTTGTTTTCAAGCGAAAGGTAAAAACGTTGGAGCGACCTCAATTGCTTTGAATAATTTAGCCGGCAAGTCCGTTTATAAGGCAACAGAAACAGGCTTAGTCGCTTTATCTGGAGGCGAGATCCAAGATGGCTGTCTTTATAGGCTTGTGTATGATGAAGAGATAAGCGGTTGGCAAATTCTCAATCCAACAAGGAAGAAGGCTTCTTCCTTAAAACGCCTCCCGTCTGGTCTGATAGGTCCTTTTGCAATGGAACGCTTGCCGGCAGGTTGGTTGCCTTGTGATGGGCGTGCTTATTTGCGAAGAACGTATAGAGCATTGTTTGACGCGATAGGAACGACGTGGGGCGCGGGAGATGGCATTTCGACATTTAATGTTCCCGATTTTCGGGGAATGTTTTTACGGGGGATGGATTATGAACGTGGTCTAGATCCTTGGCGTTCCTTTGCAAGTCAGCAAGGCTGTTCTTTGAAAGCGCATGATCATTTTATAGGACCTGCCTCTTCAGAAGGTGCTTCTTCACGAAAGAAACGGGCTATTTCTTCTTCTGATGGTTTTTTGCCAAGACGAAAAAGATCTCTAGACGAAGAGTGTTTAGGGTTGAGTGGGGATGCCTTGGACAAGTGTAATGAAGAATTTGATGAAATAGCAGGAAGTTCACAAGCAAAGGTTCCCTTTTGGTTTACCGATAAAGATAAGCCGCCCCGCTTGCCTTGGTTTATCCGGAGCCCTTTTGCGAACTTTTTATATCATTCGATGCCAATCAAAGAGGGTATGCATGATGCAGCGCATCATGAACATCATCTCATGGCAGAGAGGGTTGGTGGTGTTGAAACGCGCCCCGTTAATGTGAGTGTAATTTATGGGATCAAGACATGAGGAGTTGAAATGTCATTAAAACCGTTTGCAATATCAGAGCTTAGCGACCCGTCCCAAGTACGGGTCGTTTTGTATTCGGGGGGAGGCTTTGTTCATGCGCCGCTTAATGCTCTCGTAGAGTTGTTGCGGGGCATTTTGAAAGCAGAGTTTGATGGTTCTCTGAAAGATATAGAGCAGCGCTTGGAAGCCTTAAGCGAAGACTTTGAAGATTTAAAAGAGTGTTCTTTAGATGAAGCAATTGTCAATGATGTAAGGATTAAATCAGATGAAGATACCGGATCATAGTCATGAATATTTGGTACCTGTGGCGACCAAAGAAGAAATCATAGCTGGCACTTCGCAAGATAGTGTTGTTGTTCCGAAGATTTTAGGAACAGCTTCTTTGTATTCGTATGAAACTTTTGCGCCATTAGAACAGGTTGTTAACGCAAGGCAAGAAGCGGACAAAGCCATGGCGCGTGCCAATGGTGCGCAACAAGTTGCAGAAGAAGCCAAGAGGGTATCGGAACAAGCGCTTACAGAGGTCACAAAAACGGTTCAAACGGTTAATGCAGCGCTTACGACCTCCAGTGAAGCGAAGGAATCGGCTACAGCAGCAACGGCAGCCGCTAATGTAGCGAAAGGAACAGCCGATAGCGCCAGAGGCTTAGCCGAAGAAGCAAAGAATACCTCTGATGCCGCCAAACAAATGGCAGAAGAGACAAAAGCAGTCGTCGATAAAACCTCAGGAGAGGTAGGTGAAACGAAAGGTTCCTTAGCGACGGCATTACAAAGTTTTGAAGCGGTCAAGCAGGCGAGTGAGAATGCTGTGAGTTTATCGACTGAAGCCAAGACAATAGCGATCCAAGCAAAGAGTACGGCAGAGGGGGCAAAGGGTACAGCCGATGATGCCAAGGGTGTTGCAGAAACAGCCTCAACAGCGTCAAGAGAAGCCAAGAGGACGGCACAAAGTGCGCAAACAACAGCAGAACAAGCATCGCAAACAGCGTCAGAAGCGAAGGGCTTAGCGGAGGAGGTAAAAAGTACAGCGGATGTTGCAACAGCAAAAGCCGATCAGGCGCAACAAGAAGCAACAGAAGCCTCTCGAGTAGCTTCTGAAGCCAAGGCAGCAGCAGAGCAGGCATTGCAAGCCGATAGACAGGCGATACGTGAAGGTGGAGAAGCAACCAGAAGTTTAGCCGCATCAGTTCAAAAGAAAGCCGAGGAAGCAGAGAGAGTTGCACAAGAAAGTAAGGGGGCTTGTGAAGAAGCCAAGAAATTAGCAACGGAAGCCAAGAATGTTTCCACCAATGCGCTTACAGAGGCAAGCGATGCGAAGGATAAAGCTTCTACAGCGCTTACGTCAGTCAATGAAGTTAAGGCGATTGCTGAAGAAGTTAAAGTTTTAGCAGAACAAGCGACGACAGCATCTACAGAGGTGCGAAAGACAGCAGAGGAAGCATTAAGAGAAGCAAATACAGCGAAATCAACGGCGGATACGGCGTCTAACACAGCGAATGATGCCAATAAGATTGCGGAAGAAACTAAACAGACGCTAGGAGAAGTAAAAGGCGTTGCCGATGAGGCATTATCGACAGCGAGGACAGTGAAGCAGCAAGGTGATGAGATCAGGCAACGAAGTTCAGAAGCGTTAACAAAGTCTGGTGAAGCAAAAACACTTGCAGAAGAGGCAAAACAGTCGGCAACAACATTACAAGAGACAGCTGTGGGAGCAAAGGCAAAAGCGGAAAGTGTAGAAAAAGTTGCCAATGAAGCAAATCAAACAGCAACATCTGCGAAGAGTTTGTCAGAAGGCGCGAAAGAAGAGGCGAGCAATGCCAAAACGATAGCCTTAGAAGCGAAAAGTGCGGCAGATAATGCAATCACGAAATCAGAACAAGCCCAACAGGGTGCAGAGGAAGCCACGCGCATAGCTTCTGAAGCAAAAGCAGTGGCAGAAGCAGCAGCGCGATCAAAAGGAGAAGCATCAGGTCAATCGAGTGGAGAAGCGGTGAAGGGTTTAGCCGAAGAGGCAAAGAAGATTGCGGAAGGAGCACAAACGAAAGTAGGAAAAGTAGAGACAGTAGCGAAGGAAGCCGAAAAAGTAGCG